ATTTATATATGAATATAAACCAAAACCAAAACTAATGAAAATAAATATTGCTGCAATGCCTATAAAAATTGATAGGATAGTTAGTATACTTCTTGTTTTTCTCTTTTTTAGACTTTTTAATGAATAATTAACTATTTCACAATTTTCAATTTTTTTATTTAAAAAAGTAACAATGTCCTCACCAAGGTCTATCTTAATAATTTGTTTTTTATCATGGTATATCCACCCAGGTTGTACTTTTGATTTACCCGGATAATCTGGAAAAATTTTATCAAATTTTATTTTATCAGTTATTTTTATAACAAAATAAACTGAGTTTACTTTAACTTCTTTAATTTTATCAATTTTATTATCACCAGAAAATATACTTCCTGTAAAAAACCCTCCTGTAAATTTATGCATAAACTTTAATTATAAATTTATTTAATTTTTAAGTAAATTTAAAGAATAAACATTTAAAATAAAAAAAAATGGATAAAACGGATGAAATGGATGAAATGAATAATATTGAACTTATTAACATTATTAAAAAAAAAAGAGGTAGAAAACCTAAAAATTCTTCAATTGAGGAAATTGTAATTATTGAGAAAAAAAAACGTGGTCGTAAAAAAAAATATGAAATTGAAAATTTTGATAAAATTGTTAATAGAGAACATATAAACAATTTTAATCATAATGTAGTATATTCGGATGACGAAGAACTTGTAGATAATCAAGAAAATATTAAAAATATATCATTTGGTAATTTAAATATAACAGTAAGTCAAAAAAATATATCAGAAAATATAAATATATGTAATTATAAAGGATTACTTACAAATTCAGTTAATTCAACACAATTAATTAATGAAAATGAATTAGAATCAGATGAAGAAAAAGAAATATCAATTGAAAATATTCTTGGTAAAGAACGTTTTTATAAAGAAAATAAAAAATACATAACAGATTTTTCAGAAAATATTAAAGACCAGTCATTAAAACGTATGCGCGTTGTTACTTGTTTAAATAATATTATAACTGATAATGAATGGCCAATTGATTGTAATATCTGTTGTTGGTGGTGTTGTCATAAATTTGAAAATATCCCATGTACATTACCAACTAAATATGACCCATTAAGAAAAAGATTTACTTTTACTGGTATGTTTTGTTCATGGAATTGTTCAAAAGCATATAATTTAAATATGTCTGATTATAAAAAAATTGAAAGAAATGGTCTTATAACATTTTTACTTCAACAATTATATGGTATAGATACTGCTATAAGAATAAAACCAGCACCACCTAGAGAAACATTAAAAATGTTTGGGGGTTATCTTGATATATTTGAATTTAGAAATAGGTACACAATTGTAGATTGTTATCATTTAAATTTAGATAAACATAATTTTATATATCCAGAAATATCAGAAGTTACAAATATTAAAGTAAAATCTGAAAAGAAAAATTTAAGACTTCAACGAAGTTGAAGACTTTAAAGAAATTAATTTTATTTTTTTAAAATTTTTTGTAAAAAAAGATAAACTACCATTCCAAATATAAAAAATAAAATATAATTTTTTACATTTTCATTTACATTTCCAAAATTTTCTTTTAAAAGATTATTCATTTTATTTGGTATATAAACATTATTATTTAAATTACCATTAACCCATTCTGGATGTTTAATTATTATATAATTTTTAACAATATCTTCAAATTTAGGATGCTGTATCATTTTTATTAAATTAAAATCATCATCACCGCTTTTATCAAAATTTACAGAAATATTATCGGAATATCCAACTCTTTCATTTTTAACAATTTCTTTAACACTTTCTTTAACATTACTTGATTCGTCTTTAATGTTATTAATATTATTATTTGATTTTTTAAGAACATCTCCACTTATAAGTGTTTTTAATTTTTCAATTTCTGCTTGAGTATCTTTAATTTGATCAGATCCTAGATAAAATGCATCTGATAATAGTGCAAAATTTAATCTACTCATTATTATTAATAATAATTTTTATTTTTTTTTTAAGATTAATTAAATTTAAGATTAATTAATTTTTCTACAAGAATTGTTGTTCTTTTTTTAACATTTCTTCATCAAAATTTAACTTATATTTAATTCAAGTCCACCTCCTTTTTTTCCTTTTTTTATTACTTTTTTAACAGTAACATTTTTTACAATTTTTCTTGAATCCATGCTTATAGATGATAAACTTGAATCACTTGATGCAATTGAAAAACGATCATCTTCTTCAATTGGTGAATTATCATAATAAACATTTTGTGGTGGTATTTGTTTTTGAAATGTTGCTACGGATGGATGATTACTTGCTAAAGGTGTTCCATTAAAAAGACTTTGGTCAATTGATGGACCTTTCATTTCCTGACGTTGTCCACGTGTTTCCATAGGTTTTGGAAATGTATTTTGTTGGGGTTGTTGTTGCATATTAGGAGGTGGTGCTTGTTGTTGCTGATACATTCCAGTCATATTTGGTGGTTTACTCATTTCTTTCATACCTTGTCCCATTGCTCCCATCATTGATGCCATAAAATTTGGATTATTTTGTGCAAGAAGACCATTTACCCCAGGTCCTTTTAATAAAGTATTTGTAAGATGAAACATAAATGCACTTCCTCCAAGTGTAAGTAAAAGTTCTATTTCTGGAGCAACTTCTGCTTTTCCTCCATATTTTTCATGAAGTTTTTCAAAAATATTATCATAGTCATCTACGCTTTCCATAACATTTTCAGACCATCCTTCAAGTTTAACATGAAATGGATCAAATTTTTTATTTAAAAATTCTAATCCAGTAACACATGCCATTAAACATCTTCTTGAAAATTTAATGGCAGATTGTGTTTCAATAAATTTTTTAATTTTTTGATATTCAAACATCATTTCTTCATAATTTGATGTCATTGTAAATTTTTTAGAAAATTCAAATCCTTTTTTTTCAAGTGCTTGAATTTTAATTAAAAGATCTTGTTTCATTTTTTGTTTATCTTCCCATGTATCTTTGGGGGTAGTTGTAGTTGTATCACCATTTTTTTCTTGAGAAAACGTGCTTTGTTCTGATTCACTTTCATATGAACTTTGTTCAGAAACTTCAGACATTTCATTATTAGTTTTTTTAGGATTTGAAAATGCAGAATAATTATGTTCTTGTGGTTTTTGATAAATATTACCATTTTCCTTTTTTCTTAGCACTTTTTTAGTTTTTTTAACACGTTGTTGGTTAAATTTATCAAATTTATCAGATTTATCAAATTTATCATTAATGATAGAATTAGATTTACTAGACATAGATAAATCAGAATCTGAATCACTTTCACGGTCTCTTATAATTTGAATACCTTTTACTGGTTCAATATTTTTTAATGATATATTTTTTCTTCTTGAATCATTTTTTTCAACTCTAATAATATTTTCTTCATCAGATGAGTCATTCATCTTAATTTATTTCTTTATCTTTAAAAATTAAAATTAATTTAGTTCTTTAACGCAAATAAAATTAATTATACACCCCTTCTCTAATCCATACATTACATACATATTTTATACCTGATTCAACAGGCGTTCCTTGGTGTAATGCTAAAGGATGACATTGGTTACTATTATCTGCTAATGGTCTAAACATAATACCTCCGTATTTAGGTGGTTTAATATCTTTATTAAGATTAGGAAAACTTGTTGCACCTCCTGTAAATTCATCATTAAGATAAATTAACATAGTTAAAACACGTTGCCCACTTTCTTGTACAAATTTTGTACAAGAAATATCTGAATCGCAGCACGAATCATGGTGTTCTTTATAAAACCCACCAGATTCATATTGCACAACTTGTAAAGGTTCTGCGTTTTCAATATTATTGCCATTTATATCACATACTTTTTTAATAATATTATAAACAATCGGGTCATCTTTATATAACCATGCTGTTTTGCTTTTTCTAACATTATTATCAAAACCTCCGGTTATTTCAGATTCTTTAAATAATTCTTTTGCTTTAGCAATTATATGGTCTGCATCAGATGCAGATATAAAATTATTATAACTAACTGGTAATGTATAACTTGCATCAGTTGATGAAAAACCATTAACACTGTATTTTGATTTAAATCCAGGTTTAACCAAAATTACCAAAATTACCAAAATTACCAAAATTACCAAAATTACTTTATCCATTCTATTTTATTTAAACTTTAACATTATTAAAATTCAATTTAAAAATATAAATTTAAATAAAATAAAATGAATAAAAATAATCCTAACGATAATTGGAAACATTCAGATCTAGATCCTAATTATGTTAATTATTCACCATGGATATATAAAAAAACAAATAAAAATACTATAAGATATTCTGCTGGTATTTTACCATATACATTTGATCAACAAGGCAAACTTTTTTTTTTATTAGGAAAAGATACAGACGGAGATTGGTCAGATTTTGGAGGAAGATGTGAATTTAAAGATCACAATGATCCAATAAATACAGCATCAAGAGAATTTTATGAAGAAACTCTTGGCGCTGTTTTAAATATACAAGAATGTATTGCATTAATGAATGATACACATCAAATTATTTCTAAAACACTAAATGGGTCACCATATTATATGTACCCAATTTATATAAATCTTTTAAATTATACAGATACATTTAATAAAACTTCAAATTTTTTAAAATATCAATTTGATGTACAACAAATTTCAAAATTAATTGAAAAAGTTGCAATTAGGTGGGTATCAATGGATACTCTTTTAAATTGTATAGAAAATAATGAAACAAGAACACCTATACCACTTCGCGGTGTATTTTATAAAACTGTTCTTGAATTTAAAGAGAAATTGATTTATTTACAACGTTAACTTTATAACTTTTCATTGAAAGATTATCTAAAAATGAAAGATCATCAAATGAATCAATGTTCCATTTATTAAAAATATTTTTTTTTAAATTAAAATTAATATCATTTAATAATACACCATTATCAAGACATTCTTTTAATTGTTTTTTAATTTGAATTTTAGTTAATGGTTTTTCAATAATAATTATTGTTTCGGTATTAATTATCACATTTGATTTAAATTTTTTAAATATACAAAATGTTATTGCCTGTAAGTAACAATCGGCAAGATCATCTTTTTTTTTACTATTTTCAAATTGTAATTTAAATTCATTTTTTTCATTAAATTCGTTTAATTTTATTTTAGCAATAATTACACCAGTTTTTTTTGTTTGAGAATATTTACTTTTAACTTTTGATTCAAGTTTTATTTCAGGACCAGTATAACATTTTAATTTATGTTTAGGACTAAAAAATTCAATTGAAGTTATTTTATCAATAGAGTCAACGACTCCCCTAATATAAAAATAACTTTGTAAACATCCACCTATTATCCTCATTTTTGGATTAAAAGAAGGTTGTTTTTCAATAACAACGTAGTCTACATTTAATAAAAATGGCAAGGAGTCCAATTCTTTTATAAGTGTAATATGAATATCATTTGCTGCTTTTGCAATTAAGTTATTTTGACCACTTGGAACTTTTCCTGAAAAATTAGTTAATTTTAAATCAATAATATCCCAATATAAAATTTTACTTGTTGTACTTTCAAATATACAATATGCTAAATTAATAATACCAACATCAAATGAAAGTATTTTCATTTTTAAAATTTAAAGATACTTTTCTTTAAATATTTTTTAAATTTTATTAAAATTTCCAATACGTTTTGAAAATTTTTTTTGTTGTTTATCTTTTTCTTTTAAAAGTTTTTCAACTTGGTGATCAAGTTTTTCTTCCAATGTAACATTAACTTTATCGGGATTTGCTAAAAAATTAAAACGATCGGTAATAATTTTGGTATTTTTATTATGTTTATCAATACGTTTTTCTTCCTGTGAAAGAATAAAAAGATCATTATCATTTTTTTTTTGTACTAATTTTTCATTCCAACATATATCAATTTGACCATTACTAAATGCACTAACTATATACCCTTCATCATTAAGAATTTTATAAATATCGCTAGTTATACCTTTTCTATCATAAATAGGTGTATCGTCAATTAAAACAGGAATTATATAGGTACAACTTTCTTTTTTATGAGTGGCATAATATTTAATTTTTTTATGGATGTTTTCAATAATTTTAGAAGTAACTGCTTTAAATTTATTTTTTCTTTCATTTGAAATATTTATTACTTCTTGGACATTCATTTTATTATACAAATATTTAAACTTTAACTTTTAAACTTTTAAACTTTTAAACTTTTAAATTTTAATTAAATTAAGATTTGAACCATCCAAAGATGTTTCGTATAAATTTTTATTACTTTTATTAGGTAATTTTAAACCATATCCAGAATATGGTCCAATTATATCAATTGTATTATCACCAACTGACATTAAAATATGTATACCATGGTTTTTTATTAATTGTTCTTTTATATTTGATTTAAATAATTCATGATTATCCTGTGGAGTTTGGCGAAGATATAAAAATGAATAATTTATACCAAAATGATTTAAGTCATTAATAGTTTCTTTTTGATATTTATTATCACGTGCTGTAATTATAATTATAAGTAAACCTTTTTCAATACAATAATTTAATAAATTTATCATAGGTTTTATAGGTATTAAATTATTACCATTTACATAAAGTAATGTATCGTCAATATCAAACATAACAGCAGTTCCTTTAATTGGTAAATTAAAATTATTTATATATCCAATTCCTAATTTATTTGCCATTTTATATGCTTTTATATTAGGCATATCCTCTAATTTTTCTTTTTTTTTTTCTTTAATTTGAAGTATTATTAAAATTAAAAATAAAATTAAAATTAATTTCATTTATATATTAATAAAATGTTTTTATTTTAACATCCCAAATCTCTTTAATATTTTTTATAAATTTATTATCAATTTTTAAAATATGATTACACCAATTTGTTTTTATAAAAAAATTTTCAAAATCATAACCAACTATTAAAATATAATCAGATACCGTATTTTCTTGTTCAATTTTTAAAATATCTTTTAAAAATATAGGTTCTAAAATAATACCAGCTAATAAAATATTACCATTATTTAAAAAATGATATATATTATTTAAATTAGGTTTATAACAATCTGATATTATTTTAAAATCAAAAGTTTGATTAAAATTATTAAAAATTGTTTCAATGGTATTATATTCTATTTTTAAATTTGTTAATGAGTATCCTTCATTTTTTAACTTTAATTTTAAAAATGAAGTAATGATATTATCGGTTTCATTAAAAATAAATTGACTTAAATCAATAGACTTTATTTCAGATTTAATTTCAATATTTTTATAAATAATATATGATAATTTAAATATTTTTTGATCTGGAATGTTATATTCTAAATTTTTACTAGAATTTACTCCCATTTTTTAATTTTTTTAATTTTTAAACTTTAAATTCTTTTAAATTTCAATATCAGATTCATCTGAAAGTTCCAATGAAAAGTGTTCATTACTAATTTTACGAAATTTTGTTGTTAAATTTGGACGTGTTAATGGACTATCTGGTTTTGATATCATTATTTCTTTTATTTTTAATAACCAATGATTGTCATTATTAATATTATTTACTATATTATTTATAAGTTTATTATGTTGGAGAATACGATTCCATGATCGTTCACTACACCATAATGTTAATGGGAGATTGTCGTTATAACATCCAAGTATTCTAAGAGATTGAAGATAATTTTCTCCATGAGTTTGTGGTCCTGCATTAAAATACTGGTCAGTTAAATGAAGAGAATAATCAGAACTTACAAAACTAACACCTCTAGATGCAAGATGTCCTGCAATTATACTAATAAAATTGTGATCATGATATGGATCATTAACAAGTAATTGTAAAACTTCTGAAATTGAATAATTTTGAAAATAGTGAATATAATTTTCATTATTTTTAATAACATGGTATTTATTTATATTTTGTCCATATTTATTTATAGTTTTCTGTTTAGCAAAATGTATTGGTTCACGATGTTTACAAAGAACCTGGATACCATCACCGTTATATACTATATAAGTAAATATAGGAAATAACTCTGAAATATAATTCATTAACGCAGAATGGTTTTTTCTTTTTTTAGTAACGGAATGTAATAAAAATGCATTTTTTTTTTCCAATAAATTAGAATAAATTTGATTTATTGTAAAAGTATCAGATCTAGGATCATTAGATATGTGATTATTAATAAATTCTATATTTAATGAATCAACTCCATGATAACGTTTATTTGGTTTTAATTTTACTATTTTAGTCATATCTTTCTGTGTTGTAAAAACTGCTATAGGAGTTGCTGTAGCACCGAGAATATGGTTAGCACCTTTTTTAATCTGCGAAAGGATCATATCACTTTCGGAATCACTATTTTTAGTTTTTATAGAAAAATCAACTTCATCAATACATATATTATATTCACCTTTATAAATTAATAAAACTTCTTTCATTTTTTTTAATTGAATACGGTTACATAAAAAAATAATAATATAATTTTGATCCATAAATTTAGCAACATCAATAACATTACAATGTGAAAGAATTTTTACTTGTAAAGGGTTATCAATTGTTTGATTAAACTCAGAAATTCTTGCAGAAAGTTGTAACTGATCTGCTTTAATATTTCTTGTTAAAAAAATAACTGGAAACCCAGAATTTACACTGGAATAACAATAATTAATTTCCTCATGTGTTTTTCCAGATTGAACATGCCCGACTAATGTAAGGTATTTACTTTCAAAATAATTCATTTTTTTAAATTTATATTTTAATTCTTTTTAAAGTAAATTAATTTTTTGTTAAAAAAAATAAATGTTAAATAAAACAATGATTGATATTAATTTTATACTTACAGTTCTTATTCAAGTAGTCTGTATATTTATATTTTTATGTGCTTTTTATTTTACATATGCTTCAAAAATGGAAGGTAAAATAGTTGAAAATCAAGTAAAATTTTTAATAAATGATATAGCACAACATAATTTACATACATTACCAGATGATAAAAAAGATATATTAATAAATAAACTTAATAGCATTGATTCAAATACACCTGAAAATAAAATTAAAACAGATAAAATTGATGCAAGTAATAAACAATTAATAGATAAAACAAAAAAAATTGGTATTATTTTAAGTATTTTAATTGTAATTATGATACTAATTTCTTTTTATTTATATAAAAAAGGAACAATTCCATTCTTTAAAAATTTAAATTTAATTCCAATTCTTAAAGAAACTGGGATAATTTTATTATTTATTGCATTAACTGAATATATTTTTGTAACATATTTTGCAGCAGAATTCATATCAATAAGACCTAATATATTAAAAGCACAAATAGCAGAAAATATTAGTAATTCTTTTTAATTCTTTTTAATTCTTTTTAATTCTTTTTAAATAAAAATAATATATTAAAATAAATGGTACCCTGTGAACCAATTGATACAAAATTTATATTAGGTAATAATATTATTTTACATGTATTAATTTTATTTGTAATATTATGTGGTTTATTTAAAATTATTATAGCACCTTTAATAACTAAAAAAATTAATAATGAATTTATTGATATAATAAATTCATTAATAAATCCAGAATTTATCAAAAGTATTATACAAAATAAAAATAATAAACAATTACTTACACAACAACTTAGTATTTTATTAAATATTAATAAATCAAATCCAGCACAAATATTGATATTAAATCAATTAGTTGAATATATCATAAAAACACCACCAGATCAAATAAAATCATATTTTCAATTATTAGCAAATAATTTTGCAAATTATGAAACAGAATTAAGACAAAAAAACAATTCAGATTTATATAATAAAATGATAATGATTATAATATTTGGATTAATTATTGCATATATAATTAATATATTTCCTATAATTTTTGGAAATAAATGTACAGGTATTAAACATCTTAGTTTAGAATTATTAGCGATATTTACATGTGTAGGTGGAATTGAGTATTGGTTTTTTCAAAATATTGGTAAAAAATATATTCCAGTAGGTCCATCTGTTATTACAGAAACACTTAAACAACACCTTCTTTCACTCATTAATGAACCAATGGGTCCAAAATTTGTATCAACATCTGAATCTAAAAAATAATTTTAAGTTCTTAAAATAAAATTAAAATAAAATTAAAATAAAATGAAAGTTATTAAAAATATTATTTTTAGTGGTGGTGCATTTAAAGGTTGGGCATATATTGGTGCAATTAAAGCATTAAATGAAAATATACCATTTGATAAAATTGAACAAATAATAGGTGTAAGTATTGGAGCAATATTTGGATTATTTTATATTTTACAAATTGATCCTACCTTTTTAATAAATTTTTTATTAAGATTAGATTTTAAAAAAATAATAGATATTGATTTAAATTCACTTATCAGTAATCAATCGTTATTTGAAGGAAAATATTTAAAAAAATTATTAATAGATATTACTAAATTAAATGAAAATATAACATTTAAAGAATTATATTTACAAAATAAAATTTTATTTACTACATGTGCATTTAATACCAGTAATGCAAAAATAGAATATTTTAATAACAATTTAACACCCGATATTAAAATTATTGATGCTTTAATGGCAAGTTGTGCTTTACCATTTTTATTTCCCGCATATAATATAAATAATAATTGGTATTATGATGGAGGTATTTGTAATAATTGTCCATGTAATTTATTAATAGATACAGAAACAAGTTTAATATTTGATATTGCAAATCATAATCGTCAATCTAATTATAACATATGTAATTTAGTAATAAGTTTATCAAAATTATTAAATATAAATTTTAATAAAACTAATAATTTTAAAATTTATAATATAATTGATGATTTAAAATTTGAAAACGAATCTTTTAATTTAAATCAATCAAAAGATACTATATTTAATATTTATATGGTTGGTTATAAAAATACTCAAAAAATATTTAAAGATTAATTCTTTTTAAAAAAATTTGAAAATGAACTTTTTGATGGTGGTGGTGGTGATAGTAAAGGTTCATTTATTTTTTCAATTTTATTATTTTTAAAATTTTTTTTATTTTCATTTGTTTTTTTAATTTCAATTTCATTATCAAATGTTAATTTTGTACTATATACTTTTTTATCCTTAACATCTTGGTTTGAATTTCTAAGCGTATTTAAACATTCTTCTAAAACACAATTTTTTATTTTATTGTCTGGTTCTAATATTTCAAATTCTGGAAATAATTCATTTAATTTATTAAGGGTGTTTCTTTCTTTAATTTCTTCCATTTTTATAATTACGTTTTCAGGTTCTTTTATTTTTAAAACTATTTCATCATCATAAAAATGATAAATATTGTCTAAATTTGAATAACATATTAAATTTGTTTTTGTTTTTTTACAATAATTTATAAGATTATCTGCGATCGTGTCTTGTACATCTGAAAATATAAATATAAATTTAACAGTTTTTAAATTTTCAAGGTAGTCTTGTTTTTTAATTAAATCAATACCTAATAATAAAAAATTATATTGCCCTCCATATAATTTTATAATATTTTGATTTTTAGCATATTTATGTGAAATTATAGTTTCTTTGGGAAGTATTCTAATTATATCAACTATTGGAAAAAGTACATTAAATGTGTGATTATTATACATTAAAATTTTACCCCAATGGTTTGGTTTTTTATACACAGGGTCATCGTATTTCATAACTCGTGGCATTTTATTTTAATATTTTTAATCTTTTTAATTTTTAATTTTTAAAGTTAATTTTAAAGGTAATTTATTATTTTGTAAAAAAAAATAATTGTAATAAATAAAATGAATACTTTTTTAATTATTATTATACTTATTCTTTTAGCATGGTTATATATTAAATTTAAAGCAAAATGTGACCCAGATTCACCAAATTCAACACCAAGTTCATTTTTTTCAAAAATTAAAAGTAATTTTAACGAAACGGTAACAGATACTGATGATGATTTATCAAATATTAATGACGATGATGTTTTAATTATCTATGCTCCATGGTGTGGACATTGCAAAACAAGTATGCCTGAATTTTTAAAAGCAAAAAGAAATAACAAAAATATAAAATTAATAAATAGTGAAGAATATCCCGACCTTGTTAAAAAATACAATGTTACTGGATACCCAACTATTAAAAAAGCATCTGGGGAAAAATACACAGGTCAAAGAGACTCGGTTTCAATCAGTAATTTTGCAAAAAGTTAAAAGTTTAACTTTTAAAGTTTAAACTTTAATAATTTTTAACAAATTTTAAATTCATTTAAGGAATTACCCGTATACCTATTCAGGAACTTAAATAAAATTTAAAATTTTAAAACTTTTAAAACTTTTTATTTAAAAATGTCAAAAATAAAAACCATCGAAGATACTTATCAGAAAAAAACTCAACTTGAACATGTATTACACCGCCCTGGAATGTATATTGGGGATATTGACATGGTAACTGCTGAACGTTGGATTATTGATTCTGGTACTTTTATTCGTAAAAATGTATCTTACTCACCTGGTTTATATAAAATATTTGATGAAATTTTTACTAATGCAACGGACCATTCACAGCGTGATGAAACTATGAAAAAAATAGAAGTAACATTTTCTGATGATGGAGAAATAACTATCATAAATGACGGAGAAGGTATTCCAATTGAGATGCACAAAACTCTTGGAAAATATGTTCCTGAAATTATTTTTGGTGAATTTCACACATCTTCGAATTACGATGATACCGAAGCACGTACAGTTGGTGGTTTAAATGGTTATGGGTCTAAACTTACAAATGCTTTTTCTAAAAAATTTACTGTTGAAATTTGTGATGGTAAATCTCATTTTATACAAATTTGGGAAAACAATATGTCAGTTACATCACCTCCAAAAATAACATTTAAAAAAGGAAAAATGGTTAAATCTTTTAAATCGTTTACCAAAATTTCATTTATACCAGATTATACTCGTTTTGGAATGAAAACACTTGATCCTGATACCCGTGCACTTTTTTTATCAAGGGTTTATGAAGGATCTGCAATTACAAATAAAAACGTAAGTATTTATTTTGATTCTCAGAAAATTGGTGTTAAAAATTTTGAAGAATTTGTTAATCTTTTTATTGGAAAATCTCCCCGTGTTTATACTCAAATTAATAATCGGTGGGAAGTTGCAGTTGTATTAAATCCTTATGATAAATTTTCTCAAGTTTCTTTTGTAAATGGAATAAGTACTTCTGAAGGTGGTACACATGTTGATTACATCATTAATCAAATTGTATATTCACTTAAAGAACAAATTGAAAAAAAATCAAAAGATATCGTTATTCGTCCAGCATATATCAAAGACAATATTCTTATTTTTATTAATTGTTTAATTGAAAATCCTACTTTTTCTTCACAAACCAAAGAACATCATGTTACCAAAGTAACTAAATTTGGAAGTGTTGCAAAATTATCAGAAGAAATTATTAAAAAAATTGATAAACTTGGTATTACTGCAAATGTGATTGATATTGCAAAAGCAAAAGAAAATAAAAGTTTATCTAAAACTGATGGTAAAAAACAATTTCGTTTAACAGGTATTCCTAAATTGGATGATGCAAATAAAGCAGGTGGATCTGAAGGTCATCGTTGTAAATTAATACTTACAGAGGGTGATAGTGCCAAAGCATCTGCAGTTGCTGGTTTATCAGTTATTGGGAGGGATTATTATGGTGTATTTCCTCTTCGTGGTAAATTACTCAATGTTCGTGATGCAACCGCTGCCCAGATTCTTAAAAATGAAGAAATAAATAATCTTAAAAAGATTTTAGGTCTTCAGCAGGGTAAGGAATATACATCAACTAAAAATTTACGTTATGGCGGTATTCTTATTTTTACAGATGCTGATAATGATGGATCGCATATTAAAGGTCTTATTATAAATTTTATTCATTCATTTTGGCCATCTTTAATTAAAATTGAGTCTTTTATATCTTCCATTATTACACCAATTGTTAAAGTATCAAAAGGTAAAACTATTATTCCTTTTTATAATCAAAATGATTTTATTAATTGGAAAAATGGGATTGATAATGTTAAATTATGGAATATTAAGTATTACAAAGGTTTAGGTACATCTACTGCAGTTGAAGCAAAAGGTTATTTTACAAATCTTGTAAAACAAACAATTGTTTATTCATTTACTGATGAAACTGAAACTGATTTAGTAAAGGCATTTAAAAAAGGTTTTGAAGACTCTCGTAAAGACTGGATTAAAGAAAATACTGGTAAAAATACTAATCTTGATTTTACAGTTTTAAAACAATCTTTTAGTGAATTTGTAAATCATGAACTTATTAATTTTTCTATCGCAGATCTAGAACGTTCTATTCCTAATTTAATGGATGGATTTAAACCTTCTCAACGTAAAGTACTTTATGGTTGTATCAAAAAAGGACTTTACACCGATATAAAAGTTGCACAATTGTCTGGTTATATTTCTGAACACACTAGTTATCACCACGGTGAAGTAAGTTTACAAGGAACTATTATAAATATGGCACAGGATTATACTGGTTCTAATAATATTAATTTACTTTACCCATCTGGTCAGTTTGGAACACGTCTTCAAGGTGGTAAAGATTCAGGATCACCAAGGTACATCTTTACTCATCTTATGCCAATTACTAAAATAATTTTCAATGAACATGACAATAAATTACTTGATTACCTCGATGACGATGGTGTTACAATTGAACCAAAATATTACATTCCAATTATTCCTATGATTTTAGTAAATGGTTCAGAAGGTATTGGTACTGGGTATAGCACTAATATTCCATGTTACAATCCAGATCAAATTGTTGCAAATTTAAAAATTCTTATTGATACAGATGGTAAAGGTGATCAAAATATGCTTTTTCCATGGTATCGTGGTTTTAAAGGTACTATTGAACAAGAATCAAGTGATAGGTTTATTACAACAGGTGTTTATTCAATTATTAATCCAACAACAATTGAAGTAACTGAACTTCCTATTGGTAAATGGACGCAAGTTTATAAAGAATTTTTAGAATCATTAGTTGAATTAAATGAAATAATTGATTATAAAAATAATTGCGATGATACTCAAATTTCTTTTAAAATTATTATGCAAAAATCAGTTATAGATAATCTTGATAAAAATGAAATTATTAAAAAATTAAAATTAACATCAAGTATTTGTACATCAAATATGCACCTATTTGATGCAGAATGTAAAATTAAAAAATTTAATTCACCTGAAGAAATTATATATAAATTTTATCTTGTTCGTAAGCAACATTTTATAAAACGAAAAGAATATCTTATAAAATCATTAAGTAGTAATTTAGAACTTTTGGATTCTAAAATAAAATTTATAAGACTTGTTATTACTGAAAAAATAATAGTATTTAATAAGAAAAAAGATTTTATTATTAAACAAATTAATGACCATTCTCTTTTAAAAATAAATGGTAATTATGATTATCTATTGGATCTTAAACTGTGGACATTTACTGCAGAAAAAATTGAAGATCTTGAAAATAGTGTTAAAACAATGAAATTGGAATTAGAATCTCTTAAAGTTATAACTATTTCACAAATGTGGAAATCTGAACTTTTTTCATTAACATTTTAAAAATTTAATAATGAGATGCCACTGTAAGAGGTGTCATTGTATGAAATGGTGGTGTTGTTGCTACGTGTGGTTTTATTTTTTTGGTACCTTTAGGTACATCATCTAAAATATGATGACTTCCGTCTTCTTTAAACATAAAATAATGACCAACTGGGTCTTGGTAAAATATTTCATTCATTACCGTTTTTCCTTCAAATGTATGTATATAATAAGGTATATTAACACCATTTTTATTTTTATACATTTTTACATTAGAATATTGTGCTGGTGATGATCCAAATTTACTCATTTTTGGAATTTTAAAACATCCACAACTAAAACAACAAAGTACAACTAAAATTAAAAATACAATATTTTTATTCATTTCCATTTTTTTATTTATTATAATTAATTAAAATATTTTAATTTTAATTAAAATATTAATTTTATTGATAAAGTGGAATTTTAAAACATCCACAACTAAAACAACAAAGTACAACTGGGTCTTGGTAAAATATTTCATTCATTACCGTTTTTCCTTCAAATGTATGCATATAATAAGGTATATTAACACCATTTTTATTTTTATACATTTTTACATTAGAATATTGTGCTAGTGATGATCCAAATTTACTCATTTTGTGGAATTTTAAAACATCCACAACTAATGCAACAAAGTACAACTAAAATTAAAAATACCATATTTTTATCCATTTCCATTTTTTTATTTATTATAATTAATTAAAATATTTTAATTTTATTGATAAAGTGGAATAAAATAATTTACATTTCCTATACTAACTTCTAAATATTTACCAGTTGAACTTTTAGACAAGGATTGTGCAACAGTTGGGTCATTAATTGTAATAACATTAAGTGAACTTGCCGTACCCTGTACTACATTTCCATTTAATGTTAAACCACCTAATTGGCAACTTAAATTTTTAAAATTAGAATCTAAAGGTATTCCTGAACTCATTTAAATTTAAATTTAAAGTTTATTTTAAAATAAAAAAATAAACTTAAAGTTTAACTTAACTTAAACTTTAAAATGAATTTAATTTCATTTATTGTTTTAAATAGTTATTATTGTTTTTTTAATCAAACTCTTTATACAAAAGCAATTGTATCTTTTTTATTAAGTATAACTGCATTATTTATTTGTTTAATTAATAATATTAATTTTTTTAATTTTAATTTTTTTAATTTTAATCCAGAAAATAATGGATACTACATTTCTGAATTTAATGATTTTTTTATAAATTATATTAAATATGATATAATGAATCATATACTCATTTCTTATCAAAATAATTTACAAATTAGAACAGATCTTATTATACATCATTTTATTATTTTAATTCCATTTACTTTAAAACCCAATGCAATAGGTTTAACTTATTCAATTATTTCAGAATTATATAGTGCTGGAAGTTTATTTAATTTATCTCCAAGATTTAATCTTATTTATAGAGCATTTATTATTATATTTGTTAGAATATTTTTATGGACAACTTTATTTTTATCAGCATTTAATAAAGAACAATCATTAATTGCTATTTATTGTGAAATGATTATATCACCTATACTTTTATTATTAGATTTATATTGGTTAAATATTATTTTATATAAATTAAAATTAAAAATAAATTTAAATTTACATTTATTTTTATTAGAATGTTTTTATGGATAAATTTAAAATAAATGTTAAAATAAAACAATGAATAACTTTACAAATTATTGTTCAATTTATGACCAGGCAGTTCCAGGTACTGGTCCACCTGGTATGGTTGCTGCACCAGCACCATCTGTTGAATTTGCAAAATACAATGATTCTTTTAATTTATCTTTAAGATCTAAATCAGATTTAAAATTAAACCCTATTCCAGAAGGATTTGTTAAAACAGCATTTCCTAAATTTCAACAAACACGTGAAGGAATTTATGCTGTTGAAACTGATCGTGGTGAACTTTCTGCTACTTCGGAAACACAAGTTAATGTTAAAGGACAGCGTCAATTTCAAAATCGTCTTCAAGATACAATTCGCCCTACTACCAAAGAAACTACACTTTATACATACAATGGTTCAATTGCACCAGTATCAAAAGCACAATCAGATTATTCAAATTTTATTCCATATTATGCTAAAATTGGTGATAAACATGTAAGAACAAATGGTGCAAGTAATTATGGTCTTCGATCTGCTACTAATTTTTCATATATACCTGGTGCTGGACCAACGGGTATCAATGCTCAAGCAATTCAGAATCCAGATGTTCGTGTTGACAATGTTTGGCAAAGACCTGATTTTAATGTCGATGGACCTGGAACATTTAAAGGTGCATTGCCTGATGGTTCTAAATACCAAGATTATCGTGTAATTAGTACACCAACAACCAATGGTCTTAGACTTAATTACAATCTTGAAACGGATGGAGGATCACTTCATGAATATTCTGAACTGTTGGGTAAAACAGTTAATGGAATTGAAAACAGATATACAGCAAGTTATCAAATTGCTCCACTCTTTACAAATCCATTGAGTGTTGTCTGGGATCCAAATAATGCAGGAGAAATACCTGCATTTATGACAAACCAAAGTCCACAAGATTATGCTTATATGAATCTTCAAAAATTACCACACAATGATTTTACATCGGGTGGTTATAATTCAGTTTGGGCACCAGACTCCTCTAAAGATTCATCTAACGCTTATATGCTTAGTATGGAACCAGGTGTTTATAATCCACAAATTAACTGGAAACAAGGTCATAATGATGCACCAGGTACACTTTACCCTGATGCAGATAAAGCATTACCGGGTGCATCATGGAGTGGGAATAGAACACTCAAAGATTTATTTCAAGGTGATCAAGAAGCAATTAATAAAGCATA